CCAGTAATACAACGTCTTTTTGAGCGCTTAATAGCTCATAGACAAGATAAAATGTAAATGACAACACTCGCAGAATTAAATACAAGAGTACAATCCCGTTTGTCTATGGCAAGTGGGACTGGTGTACAAACGTATGCAGAAGATCGCATATCAGAAATGATACAATATAGGTTTGATACTTTATTCGAAATGCGCTGGTGGCCGCAATTCTTTACTTTTGCTACCTACACCCTAGATGGCACTCTTGGGGTTGTTACAACTGATCTTACAGACCTCATCAAACGGTATGATGACTTAGCTGTAATATATGTAACGGACTCAAACAAACCATTGACAGAAGTAACAATGACAAAACGTAATGTCTTGTTGCTGGCCGGAACCACTCCTATACAGTTCTCTGGCCTAGGCCCAACTGATACAAATAAAACATCTCGTGTGTTCCAGATTTGGCCCAAAGCCTCTACAGGAACTATTGAGGTTGGTTTTCGTACAAAGCCAGATACTTTTGCTCCAACTGACACGGTTGACTTTGATGATCAAGCACTGATCCTTGGTGCGACATTTGATTACTTAGAAGATGATGGAGCAAACCCGAACGCAACTGCTAAGTTCGAAAGAATGTACAGGGACAGAGAGTCCCAACTCATTCGTAATTACGACTCCGGGCCTATTAGCCTTGATCCTTCAACAGCGTTACCACAGACGTTTGGATTCACGGCCTTAACCTAATGCCTAACTACTCTGCTCGACAACAGAAACCAATGAGGAGAAGCCAAGCGCTTCTTGATGCCACTATCCGTGACTTTAGTGGTGGGTGGAATGTTGTTGACAATGATCTAAACCTATCTACAAAGTTTTCAAAGGTTTTAGAGAATATGCAGAGAGGCGTTGATGGTGCCTTATCTGTACGCCCAGGAACAATACTATTCGCTGACACTTCTGAATACCTAGATGAGATCATAGGCTGTGAGTACTACAACAACCATATTGTTGCTGTTGGTTCTAACGGTAAAATGGTCAAAGTCGATGCAAAAGGGTCTGTCGCAGAGATTTGGTCTGATGAGTGGGCAAACATCTTAAAAGGCTCTCCAGATGGTTGGGGTCCAACATTCTTTGTATCGTTTGCCATTTTTAATGGTGAACTGATCATTGCTAATGGAGTGAACAAGCCTGTTATAGTTAATACTAGTATGAGAGCAAGCTTTCTAAAAGACCTTGCTGATGATTCAAATGCATTTGTTCCAATTGCTCGGTTCGTCACAACGGCTGGACGCTATCTTGTATTCGCAGGCAGTCTAACTCCTGGTGAAGAAGATAGATTATTCATTTCGAACACAGATACCAGTGGCACGTTTGTTGGTGCCAGTGATCCAAACGATAGCATTACCCTTGACCTTGGTTCCCGTGTTCCTAGTGGTTCGTCCACAATTAAAGGTCTTGGTAAGTTTCGTGATCAACTATTGGTTATGTTTGAAGAAGCTATTCTACCTGGAACACTTGGTGTCTTTTCCGGCACGGACCATGTTCCAACATTTGATGATGCAATTCAAAACGTAGGTGCACTTTCTAATAGAGTGATCCAGACCGTTGGCAAGAACATGCTCTTTACAGATGTAAATGGTGTGTCCACAGTTAAACGTGCTTTGATCACTGGGAGTGTTACAGAGGAACGTGATTCCTATCTGATTGATCCCGAGATACATGATCAAATAAACAAGGTGGACTCTACAATAGCACTGGAAGACAAGACTTGGAGTCTTTGGGACAGTGCTCGCACTAATTATATGTTATTTATTCCAGATGGAATTACAGATGGTGCCATTACAGAGTGGCGTTGCTTTACATACAAGCGCGATGAGAAGTTAAAAATCGCAGCATGGCAAGATTGGCGAGGCTGGAAGTTTCGGTCTGGTTGTCGTTCCTCGTTAAAAGACATCTTTATGACTGAAGGAACACAAATCTTTCGGTTAGGTAATGAAGAACAAAAAGGAAAAGAAGTTGAGCGAGACTATGTAGGCTCTCAGGAGATGTTTGACGATGATACAGCTTTCGAAGACTATACTGGATTTTATCCAGTCGCAAATACTGCCGACAGTGGAGTACCTATACGTTTCATATGGGAACAGCCTTGGTCAGATAATCAGCAACGCTTCTTAACCAAAAGCAGTCGATATGTTAACTTCGATACTATTGGAGATAACAAGTTTCTTGTTGAAATGTTTACGGACAATATATACGAGGACAAGAGTGATTTCGGAGAGGACTTTGTAGAAGACAATCTAAAGTTCGATGACGATCTTGGCTTCGATGTTCCTGTTCTTGATCCAACATTGTCAATGACTTTTGAAGGCGGCGATGCTCCTGGGTTTGGTTTAGATGAGTTTGGTGAGGACTTTGGTGGTGGCCGTACTACAGGCATAGAAAAGTTGTATGCATGGACGGCTAAATACAAGATACAAAAGCATCGTTTTAGTGGTGATGCTATCAAAGCTTTGAAATTTGTGTCTATTACAATGGCTTATCAAAGAGGATCAATTAGGAGATAACAATGGCAAGTGATGTTGACGAAACCTTTCCCGCTGATGGCTCAAAAGTTAGTAAGTCTACGTTCAGAGCACAACAGTTGATTATCAAAAACGAGTTGGAAGAGCTACAAAAATTGACTCGACTTCCGTGGAAGATCGCCCGTGGCGATGTAAGTGTATAGGAGAAAGTAAATGGCTGATCAAATCGGTGTATTGGGGGAGTCAACTACAGCTACTGTAGCAACTACCACTGTATATACTGTTCCAAGTGCTAAAGCAGCAAAAGTTAAAATCATGTGGTCTGGAGCAAGTCACGGTTCTACTGGGACAGGTGATTTGACGATTACAGTGAATGGCATTGATGTTGCTGTTGTATTGAATATGACTGCTGCAAGGTATGTGCACTCAAATAGCACACTACTTGTTAACCCAGAAACCGCTGCTGCTCCAACAGGTGCCACAGCATTGTTGACAGTTGCTCCCGCACCTTTCGAGTATTACCTGTCCGCAGGTGACACGGTTACGTACACGATAGCAACACTTGCAATGGTTGCAATGAAGTTCCAAGTGGTTGGCACTGAAATCGACGTTTAAGGATCGTAACTATGGCGACTAAAACACCGAATTTCTCCTTCGAACTGGTCGATTTTAATACTCGACCTTGGGGTAGTAAGGAACATGATAATTGGAGAATCATCGACGCTGTTTTCTCCAATTTTTTGACTGTCACAAATCTGCAAGGTGTTTGGCAGAATGCCATAGCTGTGACTGTTGGTCAGAAGTATGTAGACCCTGATCTTGGTACCATGTGGGAAGTGTTAACTGCTCACACAACTCCAAGCTCTGGTACTTTTGCTGCTTCACGTACTTCAGTGGATTCTAATTGGGTATCCTTCACTGTCGCTGTACAGACCAAAGGAGCCTATGCTCAAAATACGGTATATAGTCCAAATGACTTTGTAACGTCAGGTGATAGATATGGGATTGTGCAGAATTCGTACACCTCAAATAATACTGCTGCAACAGCAGCACTTGGATATGATGCTGATGTAACCGCAGGCGACATCATCACCTTGCTTGATGTGAGTGACCAGTTAGATGTGAATTTCTCTTCTAATGGGATGTTGGCAAGAACTGGTGCTGGTGCATATACTTCTAGGACAATTGCTGGCGGGACTGGCATTGATCTAACCAATGGCGATGGTGTAAGTGGTGCTCCAAGTGTTGCTATTGATAGTACTGTGGCCACACTTACAGGTTCTCAAGCGTTTACTAATAAAACATTTGGCGATGGCACAACTTTCGGGGGGAATATTGTATCCGATACTGATAGTACGGATGATATAGGTACTACGGGAGTACGTTGGAAGAGTTTATTCGTTGATGATATAACAACTACAGGATTAATCGCTGCTGGTGGTAATATTACAGCAACAGATTTGACCTTATCAGGTGATCTTACTGTTAATGGCACCACTGTAACGCTAAATGTAACAAACCAAGTTATCTCAGATAATCTATTCGAATTGAATAATGGCGCGACATCTAATGCCAATGACAGTGGATTTGTAATTGAGCGTGGATCAACTGGTGACAACGCACTGTTTATCTGGGATGAGAGTGGTGACTTCTTTACAGTTGGAACTACTGAAGCAACAGGAACCGCTACAGGAAACATTACTTATTCGTTTGCACCATTTAAATGTAGTGCAATAACAGCCACTAGTGGAACATTAGCAGGACTAACTTCTATTGCCATGTCCGCTGGTGCTGCTTTAACGGCTGGCTTCTTAGATGAAGATGACATGGCTTCAAACAGTGCTGTAGCTGGTGTTACACAACAAAGTACCAAGGCATATGTAGATTCAAGTGTGAAAGCTCCAGGCGTTCAAATGACTTGGGAGACTACCACTACAGATACCGATCAAGGGGCCGGAAAAGTTTGGGCTAATAATGCAACATTGTCTTCAGCATCTGTACTGTATTTTGATGATGTAGAAAAGGGTGGTGTCAGCATTAATGCACTAATTGATTCTCTTGATGATCCAACAACAGACAATAGTGCAACGATTTATATACAAGAAGCTGGTGCTAGTTCCGCAGGTGTAGTTTACAAAGTCAATGGTGCCGTTACAAGTGCCAGCACGTATTCTAAAGTTGCCGTAAGTCATCAAGCTACGTTTGGAACTCTTGTAGATGGGGATACTGTAGGAGTTGTCTTCGCTTTTTCAGGTGATGACGGCTCAATGAATAGTTTCACCATGTCTGATGGATCAGCAACACAAACGATAGGAAACGGAAATACTCAAACATTCGCTGCTGGTGAAGGTTTAGACGTTGCTGTAACTGCTACAGATACTGTTACTTATAGCGCCGAGGACGCGAGTGTTACCAATAAAGGTGTCGCTGAACTGGCTACCACCGCCGAGACGGTTACAGGAACGGACTCTGGCCGAGTCGTCACGCCCGCCGGTTTGCATGGTGCGCTGGCTGGGTTAACGGACGCAACAATCACAGCCTCAGACACGGTGATTTTCGCAGACGCCACAGATTCAGCCGCACTCAAGGAGGACACTGTCCAGGGCGTCCTCGATCTTGTTAGTGTCAACAATGGCAACTGGTCAGGCACTGATTTGTCGGTCGCCAACGGAGGAACTGGAGCGTCCACGCACACGGCTAATAATGTTTTGGTGGGCAACGGAACTTCCGCCATCGCATCCATAGCGCCCTCGACAAGTGGAAACGTTCTGACCTCGAACGGATCGGTGTGGGCTTCAGCCGCCGCTGGCGGCATGTTCGATACAGAGTTTATTAGTTCAGAACAGACGGTAACTGTTGACACTGAGTTGACTGTCTCGCACAGCTTGGGAGCTGCCCCTAAAGTTGTCGATGTTGTGTTAAGATGTAAAACCGCTGAACAAGGTTATAACATTGCAGATGAAATACAAATTCACCCATCCAGTAGCTCGGATAGATCATTTACCATTCAGCGTGATGGGTCGAATGTCGTGATTGTGCAGGGCCAGCTTTTGGACTGCATCAATGTGTCAACTTTTAATGGGGCTGCGTTAACCGTTGGTAACTGGAGATGGATTATCCGAGCTTATGTCTAAGATTTTAAGGATTAAAACATTATGATTTCACATACAGGTGCACCAGCTAAAGGTTATCGAGATGAATCAGGCAATTTTATAGGTTATTTTGCCGGTATTATTGTGGATCAAAATGAAGTCCCAAATCCCTCTATCCCTGATGGCGCAATAGAATGTTCTGATCCGCCGTCGGGTAGG